GTATTCGTCCGCGGCTTGCGTGCCCTTGCCTCTCACATAGGAGCCATAGGCGTTGAGCCCCATCGAGGCGATCGCGCCGCCTGCCGCTATTGGTGCTGCTGCTGCGCCCATATCTACACCGTTGCGATTGTCCCAATCTCCGCAATCAATAGCGGGCCGGGCGTGTCTTTGATTAGACAGACGCGCGGATCGTGAGAGCGCCCTTTCGGGCGCCACATTTGCGTTTCCTCGCGTAAGGGCGGAGCCAATGTCGGGTTGTCGTCTTGGTTCCACGTTGCAATCCGTCGATTGTTCATGATCGTGCCGTAGGCCGGGCCGCCTGGCCGCAGCTTGCCGGAAAACAATCGAGCCATCAGAAACCCGGTCGAGTTCATAAAGTAGACTTCAAAGCGCGCGACGCGCCGAGGGGCCATGCGTTGACCTACATCCTGACCGGACGGAGCAATCGGGATCCAGGGCTCGAGCGTTGCCGTCCAAGTCTGTCCGCCGATAAGCGTTACTGCCGTGAGATCCTCGCCGGCATTGAATTGCGGAATGATGAACCCATTCGCATCGATCTGATACGTGCCCATCATGCGCGTACCTTGATCCATGAGATCCACGCTGCCGAGGGGCAACCACCAGAACGGCCCCTTACCGCCTGGCGGCGTGAGCGCGGTCGGGATCGCATTCACAAACATCGCGCCGTCGAGATAGATCGTATCATCAAGCCGCGACACGACCGGCACCGGCGTAATGTTGTTGGGCGTGTAGGTTGTCGAAAAAATTACATCGGCGCCTTGCGCAGAAAGCCACTTGACGGTGCCGGGACTGATCCACGGCAACCACCCGACGCTTCCCTTAATCTGTCCGTTCTCAATATCGTATTGACCAACCGCAATCGTGCCGTCCGCATTGAGGATGTAGACGTATCGTTCGGGGAACGTGCCTTCCGCAGAGGGTGCCGCGATTGCCACCGGCCCGGTAAACACATGCGTATTGAGATCCGCAATGTCGCGGCTCTCATACGGCCGGCTGTAGGATCCGGTTGCTACGACCGCCATCGGGCGCAGATTGCCGGCATTGATGTAAACGATGACTTCCTGCACCGAGCGTGGCTGCACCGAGGAGGAGCCATCGCGACTAACCAAATTGAACGCGACGGATCCAGGCTTGAGCGGATTAGTGACAGAGATCGGGATGTAGTAGATCCCCTGTGTGGTGAAAACAAATTCGTTGCTGTCCGCACCAGGCTCCACGTAGAGCACTTGCCCCTTGCCGGGCGCGAGCTCAAACATGGCTGACGTCGCAAGCGACAATGTATCTACATGAAGATCGTTCGGCGTGCTTATTGCTGACCAAGAGATCCCATTCGGAACAGACGGAAAATTGGAAAAGATCAAACGGTTCTGATCGACACGCACCGACGCGGGAAAACCGCGCAGCGTATTCATTACTTCATCGTCCCACACCGTAATTGGCTGTGGCGGGAGGGATGAACCGGCCGTGAACGTTGTGCTTCCGTTTGGACCAACAATAGTATCGCCGGCGTTAACTTGAGCATATCCGCCAGATGTTTGTGGGAGTGGCTGCATAATAAGCAGGCTTGGAGTGAAACTAGTGACGACAAGCCGCGCGCCCGTAAAGCTGCCGATCACCACATCGCCGACGTTGAACGAGCCAAGTAATGCGAGCGGATTAACTTCAAAGCCTAGCGGCGGTGCGACTTGCGTTGTCGCCGTTGCGTGCGCTCCGTCCGCCACCGCTGTAATCAGATATTGAGCCGTTCCGCCATAGAGGATGTAGGTGCCGATCCACGCCGACGTCATTCCAATGCTCGAGGAGAACGTAAGCGTGACCGTGCCCGTCGCGGCTGAAGGTTGCAGCGTGATATTTTTCGGCGAGATCCGATAGAACGCCGTTCGTTTCTCGCCAGATCTAATCGTTTCCAAATATGCCGTGACAGACCATGTAGATGTTTGCGACACGCCATCCCACGTCAGCACTTGCGGGCGCTGTCCGGGGAAGCAGATGTAAACCGACAATCCCATAATATCGAATACGACTTGATTGAACGTCGCGAGCGACCACAGGAAACCGCTTTGCGTGAACACTTGCGCGCCAGCCGCATTGAAAACTTTCAGGGTGCCGGCGCCGAATGCTAAGTAAAAGATATTCCCCGGAGACATCAGAACTTCAGCGACGCGATCAGCAGTCGGAGGGAGGAAAATAGCGCGGCGGCCTGGCCGGTTCTGCACGCCCTTAGAAGCTAGGATACGCCAGTTTGAACATTGCCGCGTTCCTGCCTTGCGGCGCGGATCTGCATCGTTGCGCTTGATCGACGGATCGAGCTCACCGGCAGTAAAATCTGTTTGCCCTCCTGCAATCCTTCCCGCGGGCATGAGCTATCACCCCGGAGCGCCGGTGCCGCCCCATCCGGTAGGCACGGTCGGCCACGGACGACGAACCCGGCGAGCGGCAGAAATGCGCATGTTGAACGCGGCACGCTTGGGTTGCTCCTGATCCGAGCGGGTGATTGCCTCTTGCAAGATCGCCATGCCCTTTTTTTCTTCAATGTCGGAACGAGCGGGATCTTCGTGCAGGCCGGAGTAAATGCCGGCTCTTATGAAGTAGAACAACGCGGTTGAGAACGTGCGCGTCATCCGTTGGAAATTGTCGCTCGCGTCCCCGGCCGGATCGCTCGAGACGTATTTCATCGTCATCGGGCCAGGCGTGACGCCCGGCGGGATCGCTACGCCAGGCGCTACGCCGGTCGCGTTGAGCTCAATGTGATTGCCGACGATCTGATAAACCACCGGGAGATCGTTAATCCGCACCCAAACGACGTGAATGCAATCCGCCGGCTTGTCGTACCGGGTATCAAACTGATCGTCCTCTGGCGCCGTCGGAGAAGGATTTAGAAGCTGGATCCGGGTGATCTGCTTCCAATCGTACTTCTCGTACATATACTCGATGGCGCGCTCATAAGCCTCGCTCGCGGTATTCCACTCATCCGAGCCGTCGTTTGCCACGTTTACGGTGTTGTCACCGCAAAGCGAGAGCGCCTGATTAATCAAACCCAATTTGTCGAGGGGCCAAGTCATAGGCCGAACGTGAGCCGCGCGGGCAATTTCGGCAACGCACTACCCCCCAAGTGCGTTGCGCTGGAACCGGGCATGAATGACGTTCGCGATCATGCGAAAGATTGTCGCCGTCGTTGCGCTTTTCGCCGCCCTAGCGGGCTTCACCCACGCCTTTGCACAGGCTCCCGGCCCTGTGCCCGCGCTGCCGGACACCGAACGTCGAACAAGTGCGACGTTGTCCGGCAGTGCCGGGCCGGTCAATGTCAACTTCGCCCTTTATGGCGATGGCACCGACTACGGCAATTGGCTCGAGGTTCTCTGCAACAACGTGATTATGACGCCGGTCACGCAATGGACGCTGACTTCGCCATCGGGAACACTTTCAAACCTCGCGCGCCCAATCACCGACGCGCAGATCACTTTTGTCGCCCCGCAGACTTGCACCGTCCAGATTACCGGAGCTCGCCGGCCGCGCCGTACCTCGCAATTCGCCGAGAACCGCGGCGTTGCGGCGCGCGATCTCAATCAAGTTCTCACCGACATCATCGCCATGAACCGGGAGACTTGGGACAAGATCAACGATTTCACCGGACGCGAGATCGTTGGATTGCCGGGCGAGGTTATTCCGCCATTGCCACCGGCATCGCTTCGCGCCGGCCAGGTTATAGGCTTCGATGGCACCGGCCTCATCCCGACCATGTATCCCGCCAGCGGCGGCGGAGGAGGAGGCGGTAGCAATCCCGGCCTTCCGGTTGGTTCTGTTCAAATCAACGGCGGCGGAAGCACGTTTACAGGATCCGCCAATTTCACCTTTACTGGTTCGACAGCGACCTTGGGCGTAGCCGGGGCCACCACCGGCTCGCTCAATCTCGCGGCGGCCGGCGGCGGAGCGGGCACTCTGCAAGGTTCCGGCGCCGGCACGCTTACCCTACCGAGCGCCACCGATACGCTGATCGGCAAGGCAACGACTGACACTCTCACAAATAAAACCTATGACACCGCCGGATCCGGCAATGTTCTCAAGATCGGCGGCAATCAAGTCACGTCGGTTTCCGGCAACACGGCAAAGGTTGTCACACTCACCGGCACGACGACCAACGCGCATTGCGCGGCGTGGGATGCGAGCGGCAACATTTCGGACAGCGGTGCGGGTTGCGGCGCCGGCGGCGGTGCAGTGCCGGGCAATCCCACAACCGGCGTACAATTCAACAGCGGCGGCGCTTTTGCCGCGTCTGCCAATCTAACTTTCGTCAGTCCGACGCTCACCGTTGGCGCAACCGGCGTCACCGGGCGTTATTCCATCGCTGGCAGCACGTCCGGCACAACAACCTTG